AACAAATGAGAGAATCTCTTTCTCATTCTACCTACAAACTTACTGAATTTTACTTCATCTCTTAAGATTTCAGAAGATCTTCCAAGATTAAATCCACCTTCTCCACCAATTCTGGTTTCAGGAACATTCAATGACTTGTATAATTTCTTCTGGAAGTAATTAATATCAGTAATTTCTCCAAGATTTTGTCCACCTGGAAGTGTAGTAATCTCTGTTCCTCTACCACCTTCTCTTCTAGGAAGCCAAAAATCTTCCATCATACTCATAAATTTCTTATCATCACGCATCTCACCAGTATTAGCATCATAAACTAACTTATTACGATACCTCATCATTACATCACGAAGGTATTGTTCTGCCTTTACTTTAGGTAGATTACCAACATCAATATAGAAAATTCTTCTTTCTGGTGCTCTTGATATTCTATAAATTACTAAACTATCCTCAATCATCATTAATTGATTGAGTGGTTTAATTGCTTTATGTAACCAAGAAAGTGTTGTTCCCTTATTTCTATCTACTAAACCAGAAGTACAATAAGTAATGGAATCACGAGTCATCTTGACTCCTTTTGCCGGATTACCTGAGTTAGTGGTATAAGTTGGAGCACTTTGTTGACCTTGAGGAGTATAGATGAAATACTCTTCAATTTCAGGGAAATTATATGCAGTTACATTATCTCTTGCTAAAGAACCAGCTCCAGCATTTTTATCCTTCTTCATGGTGCGTATAAAACGCATCTTAGCAGAATCAATATATCTTAATTCTTGAATCCCTTCATGAGGATTCTTTTGATCTATAACCTTATTATAATAAAGTCTTCCATCAATATACCAATTTTTAAAGATTTCATGAGACTTCTTATCAAAATCTAAAAGTTCAAGAATGAATTTAAATTCTTCTCTTATCTTTTTCTTTATACCATCACTGGCATTTAAATTTGATAGTTCAATTTGTACTGGACTATCATTTGTATCTGATACAATTGCTTCATTTACAACATCCTCAATTGCACTATCGCATTCAGGATATAAAGACATCTGACGATATCTTCGAAGTAAATCATTTTCTGTCTTATAGACGCCCTCAATATCTACATACGAACCAAAAAACCCAGAACTTACGTAGTGCTCCGATCCATCCTGATTGTTAGGAGGGACCGGAGATACCAGACCGGGTGGGTTTTTTTCTGTATCTTCAATAGAGAATCCGAATAATCTCGCCATTTCAATATTATACTAGAAGTTTATCCTTCTAGTATTTAGTTAAGAAATTAATACCTCTCCAGAACCACCACTTGATTGTAGTGAATTACCTATTGTGAAGTACTGAACCTTAAATGTTATATCAAAAGTTTCTATAGCATCACTATCATCATAACTTACAGCAATTTCACCAATAGTAGTTGGGAAAATATCATAGAACTTATATGTTCTTAATACTGAAGATTCTCCTCCATCACCAGCAGATGCAGAAGCTACTGATGCTCCTCTTCCAAATTGTTGAACATAAGCATCAGTCATATAAGAAGATGGATTTGATACACCAGTTGCATCATCCAACTTACTCATAACATTTGCCCACTGCTCAAATGCAGTTCTTATCTTAAAGTCTTCATCATTGATAACTGAAACTGTCCAGTCATCGAATGTTCTGTCTCCAGCAACTTTTAGTATTCTTCCTCTAAATGGAATGTCAATGCTTCCTACATTTGATGCAGGAAGTGCTGATGACTTACATAAAAATTTAAAGATGCCATTCTCAGCATCATCACCAGGTCCCCATGCTCCAGAAACTGAAGATGGGAATGTAGGAATTGATACTTCAAACAGATTGGATCTAGCAGCACCACCTGCTAGTTTTGCTTTAAATTGTGAAAGTGTTCTTGTTTCAGCCATTGTTTGTGGTCCTCCTTATGTTATTTAATATAATGGTTAAACAGTTCCTACAACTTCTTCGAATGCAACACCAGTTCTGGTGGCTACGAAGGTCAGAGTGACGTAATTGATAGACTTGGCAGGTTTCAAGTAAATATCAGCTCTGAATTCATTATTATCAATAACATCAGGGGTGTTGTTAGTTTCATCACAAACAACTAGGAAGTCATATAAACCTCTCTTAGCTTGAACATCCCTTAGATATGGTTCAACAATGTTCACAAAGTTTGACCTTGTGTTAACATCATTGAGTTCAAATAATTGAGCATTTGCTGCACCTTCAAGTGCTTGCTCTACAGTTAGGAATAGTCTCCTAACATTGATTCTATCAAATGCAGATGCATAACCAAGAGAAGTCTTATCACCAAATAGTAAGATGCCTTGACCTTTCTGGTTAATAATTGGGTTAATCCTTGAAGAATAAAGAAGATCTCTTTGAGCCTTGTTAGGAGTGTATGCCAATTTAATAGCATTATTAAGAATACCTCTTTGCTGACCAGCAGGTGAGAACCAAGGATATGCATTGATTCCTGTTCTTACCATCAATCCAGCAATATCTCCATTACATGGAATCCAACGGAATTCATTGTTGAATCTATCATACATGTACTTGTAACCACAATCAAATACACCATAAGATGATGATGAAAGTGGACTGAAGAATGCAAGTAGGTTATTTGTCTGTGTTGTTGAATTGGTTACATTAACAACATTTCCTCTATGAGGTGAAATAGTTGCAACACAATCCTTTCTGTCTCCAGCAATAGCAAGTAGTTTATTTGCCTTACCTTGAGTTTCAGTTTCTTTATCAAGACCTGGACCCATGATTAGGAAATCAACTGCTACATCATCTTTATTAGAGAACTTATCATATGCTGTCATCAAATCACCTAATGTTGCAGACATTCCATTAATAGATGTCCCATTAGTGTAATCCTTACCACCACCTAGTGAATAAGCTTTATTTCCTAGAGCACTAAATGTAACTCCTTGTGCATCTTGTCCCCACAGACCATCAGCAGTTGTTACTTTAGTAAAGTCAGCAGAGAATCCACTTGCTTTAGGGCTAGTCAACCAATATGCATCAGTTCCTTGTGATGGGTTATATCCAGCATAAATCTGAGATGAACCATTTACAAGATAATCTTTATAGTAAGTCTTCTTACCAGTTTCTCCATCTGCAGAAGCATCCTTTGCTTTAGAAAGGAATGTATGCTTCTCAAGGATATTACCTTGAATTCCTGTGATTGAACCAGTATCATCTACAACGACTATATGCATTGTATCATTTTTACCTTGTCTCTCTGAAACAAAGTTACTTGTCTTAGGCTTACCAGCTACTGCTTTCCAGTAAACTGTTGAGTTTGTTAGTCCAAGAGTCTGCTGATCATACCAGTCAACAGCAGTTTGTGATGCATATGCAACACCAGCTGCACCTCCACCACCAGTATTAATACCAGAGTTATTAACAAATGATATTTTCTTAGTAGCTGATACTGAGAATTGTCTAGCAGCATCACCTTCTGCATAACTTATGTTAGTTTCTGTACTAGCATAAGATACAGTAGAAAGAATTTTAACATCAAATGTACTTCTACTATCAGTAGCATCAGTTGATACTCCTGTAATTATTCCTTTAATATGACCTTTGAATAATGCTGTTGTTCCAACACCAACAGAAACAGTATCATCTATTGATTGTGTAACGCCATATCCTATTACTATTCCAGCATTACTTGGATTATCAGTAGTAATACCAATTGTTTGGTCTGCTAGGTCATCAATAGTACAAATCTTCATTGAGTCTGCCCAAGTACCTGGGTTCTTAGCAGAATAAGTGAAGTCTGTAGCTGTAGTATGATTACCTTCATAATCATCTGTATTATAAATCTGTAGCGTAGTAGTAGATGCTATACCTACACCAGCATTAGCATTATTGAGTGCAGTGTTGCTAGCTCTAACTACCTTTAGGACTCCTCCGTATGATAGGAAGGATGAAGCAGCCATCCAGTACTCATATTGCCTATCAGATGAAAGTGGCTTGCCAAATGTATCGATAAATTGTTGTGAAGTTTGAATATCCGTAACTTCATCAACAGGACCAATTTTAAATGGTCCTGCAATTGCTCCAATGTTATCTAATACATTCTCGGCTCTTCCGACTGTAAGATCAACTTCCCTGATTAATACACCAGGAGATAATTGAGGAGTCGCCATGTTTTTGTCTCCGAAAGTCTCAGTTTATCTGAAAATATTTATTGTTTTCGATGTTTTCAGAGGGGAAGCTTCGCACGAACACTACCAATCAGGATATGACCAGTCTGCAAAAGTTTTATGTTTTTTTCTATTCTCTACTACTCTTCTTACTGTACATATCTTACATTCATATGAATAAGCAGAAGGTAATGTTCCTCTTTCTTTACGAGTTAAATAAAACTCACTTACTAAGTCCTTTACTTCTCCACAAATTCTACACTTCCTTTCAGAGAATAATAAATGACTTAGTTTAATTTGTTCATCTATTAAATCCATTACTTCTCAGCAGCATATAAAGCGAATGTAGAAGTAGTTATAACAGTCATCATGTTGGCAATATGTTGCTTTACATCTGAATCACATGTCTTACCAGGTAAAAAGCAACCAAATATAGTTGCTCCTACTATTCCTAACTGGAATAAGATTACAATCCTTATAAGATTAATAACTTGTTTCTTAGTTTTCATGGATTACATAGTCTTTAACCATGTTTCAAAATTTACCACTCTAATCCAAACCCAAT